ACTCCCATCTTCATTTTTTACAATTCCATTAAACCAATCAGCATCTCCACCTGCACCTAAAACTCCACCATCGTTATACTCATATTTTAAGTTCAATAAAATTTCTCTAAAATTTTCAAATAATATTTTTGGTGGTATATTTTGTATAACATTTGCATCTATATTTTGGTCTTTTCCAGCACTACCCAATCCCTTCTCAGCTAATGCTTTTTGTATAACTTCATTATCTCTTATTTTTTTAACTTCACCTTCTCTACTTTTTCTGACTCTACGTTCATCTCTAATTTGATTTCTAATATCAGCTGGTATTTCAAAGGATGGTGCTGTTTCAGAATCACCTAATGGTGAACTAAAAACATTAGAAGATGGTGATAGTATTTCTGTGACACAATCGAAACCACCATCATCTCTACCAGTCCATGTAAAATTTTTAACAATACCATATACTAATTCTTGATTACCTTCTCCTTTATTTCTAACTACTTTACTTAAATCTCCAATCTTTCTTGCATCTAGTTTTTTCCAATTATCATAAATAAATTCTTCAGGTGTGTGACCTGGCCACATCCAACCAAACTCTAATGCTACAGATGCTCCAGGAGCTAAAAAATATGGTGTTAATCTTTGTAATGTATCAAAATCCCAACATATCCATTTTATCTCAGCACTTCTGACAGCTTTACTTTGACCTTGTATTCTTGTACTTATACCTTTTAGTCCAGCTATTGGTCTGTTATAATTGTTTGTTTGATATACATCAGCAAACTCACCACGCAGTCCTCCACCAATCCTTTGTATATTCCCCCCCATCAAATAATCTTCACTTTTTTTCTGATTAATACTTTGAAGTAAATCTGTAGAATCTTGATTAGTAGATAAATTTACTTTTTCTTCACCTGCTGAAATAACAACGGGTTCATTTGGTGCACCTTTAGGTACTGATAATGAAATCATTCTAGCCCAAGTAGTTCTTGTTTGCATATAGTTAGATGGTTTTTGATTTGATATAGGTTCTTGAACTGGACGTTCTTTTCTTCCAGATTGTTTTATCTTTTCAATAAGAGTTTTTTGAACTGCTGAGTCAATTGGTTTTAACTGAATCATTTTTTACTCATTTAATGTGTTGAAATTAGCGATTATTTTTGTTATATTTCCTGGAATTCTTACTTGAAAGTTTGGATTTAATACTGTTCTACCCTTACCCAAACCATTTGCTTGTGCGATTACCCACCATAAAGAAGCGTCATTATAAAATTCAAAAGCGAGATTGTCTAATCTAGAACCATCTTTAGGATAAATAAATTGATCTTCATCTGATAATGGTATTTGTGGATATAAAGTTGGTACAAGAACTCTTTGTCCTTTTTTGTTAAATTTTAATAATGTATCGTCATATCTTCCCATAATTTAAACTCCTAAAACTTAAATGGTATAGCTGGTAAAGGTATATCTACATTTGGAACATTTATTTTAGATTTAAGTGCATCTATTTTATCTCTAGCTTCTTTAATAGCGTCTTCACCTGATTTTAGTTTAGCATATACACTTTCATCTACACCTGCTATTCCTAATTCTTCAAAAAGATGTGGGAAATCATGTTTACTTGTATGTGAATATCCGTCTGGATTATCACTTGTAGGTTGTCCTCTATCATATGCCACTCTATTTGGTGCTAATGATGCTAAATCTGCTGGATCGTTTTTGAATGTTCCATATTTGTAATCACCCCTTAACCAATCTAAACCATAATGTTTACCTGTAGTCTGTGGAACTTGTTTATCAATAACTCTCATATCTGCAGATATTTGAATTAGTTTTGGTAATCTTAAACCAGGTTTAATTTCCCAAGTAGATTGTGTATCTACTGCATAGTTTAAACTCTGAAAAATCATTGGTTGTTTATCAAACATATCACCTAATGTAAAATTAAAAAATGGTGATACCATACGATTATTTTCTATTTTAGGATATACTAACCCTCTTAAATAATTTAATTTTTCCCAAAGAGTAACTAATTCTTGAACTGATTTTGGCATCACCTTAAATGTAACATTAACATTTCTTGTAGCACCTTGATAAACATAAACCTTATCTGGTCTACCAATATATCTTTCTTCTGCATAATCAGGTGATGATGTATCAGAAACACTTTCAAGTATTGCTCTGAATATAATCCACTTACCATTCACCATATCTCTAAATTTAAATGGAACAAAATCTATGTTAGTATCGTTAATGTCGTCAGTTATAGTACTTCCACCATATGGATGTAAATTTATTTTATCTTGTAATCCTGAAGAGTATTTACCATCAGTACTCATTCTTACAACACCCATTTCTTCATCAGCTATTGTTCTAGCAGGTGCACCTTGACTTCCAAGTCCTCTTACTACATCAGCTTTTTGAGCTGTATCTTCATATCTATTATCTTCACCAAGATTCCCATACGACAACATATTATATCTTTGTATTCTATTCCCTAATCTATCTTTAGAATCGTTAACGACATTATCAGGAAAGTTTATCTCTCTTGCTCCTCCTAATACTCCTTTTTTTGTATTTAACAAACCCTCAGTTTCAGTAGGGTCTACACCCCACTTTTCACCAGATGCAAAACCTGTTGCAATTGCAAATGGCTGTATTCCAAAAGGGTCATTCCCAAGATTTATACCTAAAGAACCCTCTCTTGAAACAGCTACATCACTTACACCCACACCTCTAAAAGATACAGGACCATCAGGATTAAAATCGTTTTTACCCACAAAGACTGTTGTATATTTTTGAAGAGTAATATCCTCATACTTACCACTAACATCATATAGGTTACGTAACGCACCTTTAGTATCTTGAGCTGCACTTGGATTAGCTACTGTATAATATAGATTTGGTGTATCAAAAAAATTATGTGAGAAATCTGTATGGATTGAACCGTCAGTTTCTATACCAATTCCATATCTTTGTCCGTTACTACCTATCCAATCAGGACGATCTACATTATCTTTACCAAAAGATTGTGCTGGAAGTTTTTTAAGAGCATCTGGTTGTGTCAATAAGTTTTTTAATCCTGCTTGAAACGCTGCTTTACCCTCATCAAAAGCAGCCATATCAAAACTCAATGAACCTTTAGATATATTAGCATTTAATCTAAACGATGGGAAAGCTGATGATACAGTTCTTGCGACAGCACCTAAATTTAATCCACCTTTACCACTAAACTTGGGAAAACCTATATCTATACCTTTTACAGCATTACTGAGTCCAGTAAATGGATTTCCAAAACTTGGTAAATTTACATCAGGTAATGATGGAAAATTTGGTAAGGGTGGTAAACTTATACTTGGTAATTTAATTCCACCTAAAGCTGAAGCAACTCCTCCACCAATACCTTTTAAAAGGTTTGCTGTAGTATCTGCTAAACCACCTAATATATTTGCTATACCACTAAGATTTGGTGTTCGTGGTGTAGGAATATCTATTAAGAATGGAAACATCGATGTTAAACTAAACGATTTTCCTAATATTGGTTTTATTGAATCGCCCGATCCTATTGGAATATTTGATAGATTTGATTTAAAATTTGAATCACTAATGTTTGGAAAAATATCAGCTATACCATTTGCAGCTCCTTTTATAGCCGCACCTACTCCTGTTAAAATATTACCTGGTTGGAAGTTTGGATTTAAACCAACCTGAGGAAATGCTACATCTATACCATCCATGAATTTCATTACACCATTTCCTGCATCAACGACAAAGTTACCAATATTTTTAAGTAGTTGAACACTTGGTGAACCTGCAGGTTGTAGATGTCTAACACCATGTGCACCTATTGCTAATGAATCAATTATTGATGTTGGTCTCCAAGTTCTTATATCACTACCTACTAATTCATCGACACTTGTACCTGGCTCAGTTCCTTTTACTACATTTTTAAATTTATCTTGACCAAAATTAAATCTTTGTTGTTTTGGTCCAGGTAGAGGTTGTTTTCCACCTAAAACATCACCAATCTTTTTTACTAAACTTCCACCTTGTGGAACTCCATCAACTCCAAGACCATTTGCATTCATCTTCTGTAGAATATTTTGTTTTATTACAAAACTAACACCTCTTGGTGTTAATAAAAACTTACCTAATCTTTGAACATCAGCTACAGTTCTTGCAGCTTGAGTAACAGCACCTGCTCTTACTAATCCTAAATCTATTTTTCCTAAACCTCCTGGTCCCCATCTATCACCGATTCCTTTAAGAACAAATGGTTCATCAAAACCTAATCTACTATTATTTCTTGCACCTAATCGGTCACTACCTTTAAATGCTCTATCATAATAATCTTGTAATTTAGGTTCTGTGGTTTTGAATAAACTTGGTGTAACGAATGTAGTATCAAATTGAAATTTAAGTTCTTCACCTTGACGACTAAGAGCAGTAAATACTTTATTTTCTATTTGAACTCTTGGTGGTGTAGGGAATGTTTTTGCTCCCGTAACAGTAGTTGCAGAATGACCATCTTGAAAAGATTGAGGTGTTTGTTTTGAACCAACACCAATAGCTAAATTTGATTTCATATCTTTTAATGCCATTAATTTACTCCCTGTTGATCAAGTTTCCTTGCAATATTTGCGTTACCCTCTTGAACTGATGTTATTAATGTATCCATCTTATCAGTTCCACCACCACCTGCTGGTGCTCCACCTGTTCTCATAGCTGATGTTATTCCACCACCTGTACCACTAACAGCCTTACCAAGAGATGCTGCATCTAATCCGACAGCTGCAGCTAGTGCTGCTCTTTCAACTGCATTCATAGCTTCAAATTCTTGTGCACTAACTATATTACTTATTTCACTCATAGCCCCTGCTATATCATTATTAAATACCAGTTCTCTTGCTTTTTCTAAGTTTAATTCTCTACCTAATAAAACCTCTGCTTCCATTTGTTTCTGTATAGAGTCTTCAAAGTTTAATAGACTATCTGCTATTGAAGCTACGTTAGATAATTCTAAACCTAACTTCTTAGCTGCTATTGCAGCTGCTGTTATATTTCCACCACCATCTTTACCAAATTTTGCAAAAAGTTCTGTATTCTTTGCTACATCATTCATCACATCACCGACAGGAACATCTGCTGCTCTTGCCATATTAGCCTGTAACTCAATAGAATTTAATGCTGACTCAAGACTACCCTCACCAACTGCTTGCATATTTCTTGCTAATGTTCCAACACTATCTGCACTCAATCCAAAATTTGCTACCAAGTTACTAGCTTGTAATGTAGCTCCTGCAGTTGCATCACTAAAACTACCAAACTCTGAAGCTATTCCTTTTATGATTTGAAGAGTATCTTCTTGAGTCATTCCGTTGAGTTTGTTTGCAGCTGCTACTGCTTTGGAAGTAGCTAATATTTTTGAGGTTTGTGCAAACGAAGTTCCTAAATCCCTTTGAGTTTTATTTACTTCTAATCCAAATCCTATCGCAGCTACTGCTAATGCTGCAAAACCAATTTTAAGTAACTTTGTGCTTTTAAGAATACCTGTCATTCCCTTTCCACCATTTTTCACACTCCTTAAAAAATCACCTTTAAGTTCTCCTGCCATTTGAGATATCTTACCCTCTTCACCTCCAAGATTGAATTGCTTAGCTAACCATTGTCCTCCAGGTAAATTATTAACCATACTTTCAAGTCTATCAGCACCATCATCAATTATATCAAATATTTTTCCTGTAGATGGATCGTTAAGAGCGTCACCCATAGCTTTAGCACCTCTAGCAGCTGCCTTTAAATGTTTTGCGCTACGTCCTTCTAAATTGCCTATGTATGTTTCTGTAATTGCTATTTTTTTCTTACCTGCTAAAAAGTCGTCTAAATTATCAGCAATATCATCATAAAGACCTAAAACTTCTTCAGTAGCTTGTTTTTCATACTTCTTATATTTGCCATTTTCAGCGTTTAACTTTGCAGCATCTTCAATTTCCTTCGTCATCTCTTTTGTATAATCCAAAATGGGTTTTTGGCGCAGAGCCATCTTACCGTAACTACTATTGATGGAATCAATTAATTCTTGAGCTACTTTTAGTTGTTCATTTATTTTTTGTTGTTCTTGATACGATGGCATATCACATATCCATTACTATTTAGTTTTTTTAGCTTGGTCCTTTTTCATTTGGGCCACAGTCGCTTTAAACTGAATGAGTGAATCATTCATGTCTTGAATGTTTTTTTGTAATTTTTTGTTACCCTTAGCTGCTTTCATAGCTTGACGGTATTTACCACCTGCTATTAGACCTATCATTTTTTTAATAATGAAGTCAGTAACACCCTCATTTACTTTTTTAGACATATTGTTGCTCCATTGAAAATTGTTTGGATTTAGTTATAAATAAATATCAGAAATTAGGATTTTCGATTGGTAGACATAGCTTGGTCATATGCTTTTTGTCGCTCTTTAGCGATATGTTCATACTCTTTAGCTAATCTTTTTAGATAGTATCTTCTGAGATGTACGGGCATAGCATACACTTCATCAAAAGTGTAACCACCTTTTCCGTAATTTAATAGTGTGAATATTTCTTCGTGAACTTGAAGTTTGTTATGATGCGTTAGGCCAAAAAAACCCTGTCCCTAATGGGACCACTACCTCCTGAGTGTGCGAACAATGTGGGCAAATATATGGATAATTCATATCTACTCCAGGAGTAACTTTGTTAAGATGTTTTCTAAACTCAAGAGAGTCTATTGCTAAAAACTTATTATCAACAAAGTCATTAATAACTGATTGTGTGGTATCACCATCTACTGAAGTAATCATTTTTTTAAATCTAAATGAATTCGTATAATCTATGTCTGGTTGAACTTTTTTCATAGCTTCTACATCTTTATCTACCAATATTTCTTCACCACTATTTAATAGTTTAAATTCTATCTCTACTTTAGTAGTTGGTAATTTCATAGAAAACTTGTTTTCTTTTGTATCATCTGAAATTTCTGTATCTTTTAGTTGCGTACAATCAACTTTTAAATCACCTGTTTTACCACATTCTGAACAATTTGCTTTTACATTATATTCTTTACCATACCCAAGTATTCTTGCAGCAATCATTAGTGAATTCTTATCACCAATTAGTAAATCATCAATCTTGACTTTTTTATCTACTATAAGTGATTCAAGAACTTTATCTATCACAATACCTTTTCGTATTAGATTTATAGAAGTAAGAATATCTTCTTCTTTTGCTGTCATGTATTTTAGTTCAACTTCACCCTTTGATAAAGGGTTGTCTTTTGGATACAACTTTCCCTTAGACGGAAGATTAACTACTTCCGTTGGGAACTTATATTCTGCCATATGAGTTTCCTCTGATTATTATCATTAAGATTTAAAACCTGTTTATTAATAACTATATTAGTAATTGTTCAAATAACAATTTATTTTGATGGTGTAAATTTTTCCTTAATTGGTTTAAGAATCATATCAAAAACGATATCATCATATTTTGTCGGGGTCATTTTCACGATTTTTTCCAATGCGTAAATAACTACCAAAATATATTCCCAATTTGCTGCTATAAATTCAGTCATTTTATACTCCTATTAGATTAGAATTGTAAGATTGCGTAATCATACTGTAATGTTAGGGTGATGTCTGCTGGCTCACTTGATTCAAAAGCCATCTCACCAAAGTTTGCGGTTGTTATGTAAGCACCTTTTAATGTCCATTCTTCTACTATATCACCTACTGGACCTAGCATATTGAATGTCACATCTTTCTTATAAAAATCTGCGTATCCGTCTCTACCTGTTACAGATTCGTGTCCTAATCGAACCCATTCCATAACTGCTTGTGCACCACTTGGAACGATTGGATCGTATAATGTTATATCAACTGGCTGCCAAGTTCCTTTTCCCTTGAGGTGTCTCTTGACGTTGATGTGGTCTAAAACCATTTCCTCAAACTGTATCTGTGGTCTTGCAGCTGCTTTGACTAAATATGATGGAATACCCTCGATGTACATAATAAACCGATTTTTTGTTTTCGGTTCAAACGGGGTAAAAAATATTTCATTCGTATCTAAAATGTCAGGCATTATTTGTCTCCATTAAAAGCATTTTGTATCTTCTAATATAAATATCAAAAACTTAAAAAATAAGTAATATGAATATTACATAGTTCTTCTTAGTTTTATAGTAGTTTTATAGGAAAAGAAAAACCCCAACCGAAGTCGGGGTTTTCTATATACGTCAGCGTATGTTATAAGTCAAATTACTCAGGGAACGATGCGCCTGTAGGTTGAACAACAAAATCCAACACAATGAACTCAGCAGTTCTTGTAGGTTGAATAAATATCTGTCCAACTAATCTGTTTCTATCCACAACATCTGGAGTATTGTTAGTTTCATCCATTACTACTCTAAATGCACTTAAACCACTATTGGATTGTACACTTTCAAGGTAAGGATTAACAATATTCAAGAATCTGTTTCGTGTAGCTACTGTATTCTGTTCGAATACCAAGTATCTTGAGGATGATGCGATGAATTTCTTCAATGCAATCAACAATCTACGAACATTGATTCTATCTAATGCTGATGGTTTGGATTGTAGTGTCTTCTGTCCGAATACTACTACACCTTGACCAGGGAATGAAGCTATTGGATTAACTCTTTCTTCATAGAGATCGTCTCTTTCAGCGTGTGTTAATCTTGTTTTAGCTTCTAATACCGTAGTCAAACCACCACGATTTAAACCAGCTGGTGCAAACCATTCGTGTGCGACTTTATCAGTAAATGCGATTACTCCAGGTAATACGACTGATGGTGGGACCCATACTGGTCTGTTTGTGTCTCCATCAACTATCTTAACCCAGGGGTAATATGTTCCTGCATAGTTTGTATCTAAAGCACTTACAGTATTTGTTACTGTAGCGATAGTATCTCCGTATGCAGCTGCATCCATCACATAGAAAGCGTCTGCTCTTGCTTCAACTTTCAATATTGCGTGATTTGTTACCTTTGGATGTAATCTATGTATCACACCAGGTGTTACCAACAAGTTAATGTCAAATTCGTCAGGATTACTTACAGCATTAATTGCTCGTTTGTAAGCTACTGAACCACTTGCTGTAGCACTTGAGATATCAAATCCTTGTGTGTTAGCTGCTGTGATGTCATTACCGACAAGTTTTGGATTACCAGGATTGTCACCATCAAATCCCCATTGGAAAGGTACTGTAAATTTCCTCTGACCAATAGCTGAAAGTGATAATGTAATGTTTTCTGTAGCGTCTGAATATGTAGATGCTAATGCACTTGCGTCAGCGTGTCCTAACATATTCTCAAGAGACATAGAAACATTACCAGTTGTAGCGGCTGTCTTGTAAATTGGTGATAAATATTCACCATTATCAGGACGTTTATCCATATCGAAATCAAAACCATAAAATATGTTTGAATCGAAATCACCGTTAGTATTCTGTTGTGTGTGAACAAAAGATGCACTTGGTGCACTAGCTACAGGAATATTCACTGCGCCGTGACCCATAGGAACAACTGTAGTTGGCATATTTTCTAAGTTTTTGTAATCACCAACTCTGATATGTTTACTCAAGTTTGGATAATCACCTTTGTATGTCAACTTACCATTTGAATCAATTTCAACAAACCTATCACCAATTACTTTAGCGAAGTAGTTTGCTGCTTCTGGATCGAATGTCAAATTGTCATATTGTTCTACTATCTGATTGTCTTTTGTTTTATTTGGTGCATGATGTCGAACCTGTAATGAGAATGTTCCATAATCACTACCTGCTACCGAAGATGCTGCTTTAATATTTAAGATATTAGTCTTATATGCTTTGTTCATATTTGTTCCATGTGAACGTGTATAAACTCTGAATAAGTTATATCTTGCTCCAGCCACTAATTGTGATTGGATGTAAGGTGTTCTAGCAACATTGTAATCTTTGTTACCAGTCCATGTGTCAGCATTTCCATCAGCATCAAATGTAGTTACGCCTGAATTTAAATCAAGTGTACTTGTTGATGAGGTAATTGCACTTTGCCAAGCGCCTGAACCTGTGGAATGTTGTATCCCCTTAAAGTTTTTGTAAAGATAGACTGGTACAGTTGTACCTGCTCCATCATCTGCTATCTGAGGGTCTGTACTAAGGACATCTCCGATATAATTTGCACTTCCTGTACTAAACGAAATTGTTTTTGTATAGGTTGTGACATCACTTCCACTAACTACCAATGTGTAGTTTGTAAAAGTTCCACTACCTGTAGATGGTGTTAAGTCACCAGTACCGTTTACAGCTCCACGTGATGGTGCTAAAACAGCTAATGCGTGGTCTTTAGTTGAACCACTAATTCTACAAGATAATGTTATTATATCAGGTTTATATCCACCTAGTCCTAAAACCCTCACGACCGTTACCGAACCAGCGGAACGTAAATATTGCTGTACAGTATATGGCGTATAAAAACGCTTATCGAGACCACCGAACATCTCTTCGAATTCTGAATAGTTATTCAGAACAGTAGGTGTAAAAGCTGGACCTTTAGTCGTTGGACCAATAATCGCAGCTCCAATGTCTGCTACACCTTGTGGAAGAAATGATAAGTCTCGTTCTTGCGTAAATACACCAGGACTTACGATTCTTTCAGCCATTGAGTTTCTCCTAAATGATTTTTGTTAAAATAAAGAAAATTTGTTTATTTATAAGTATATACAAAAATCCCCAAATACAATAATAAGGGGATTTTTATTTATTTTTTTAAGTTTTTTATTAACTATTTGGTGTAAATACACCAGTTTCAGGGTCTAAATTACCTGAACCATATTTATCATTCAATTCTTTACCAACTTCTTTCTCTTTTGCTTGAGTATCAGAATACTTCTTAGCATATTCTTCTTCACCTTTTGCTAAAGAATCTATCTGTTGTTGAAGTGCGATTTTTTGAATTGCTATTTGACCAAATGCGGTTTGACATTCGAGATAGTCTTGTTGAATCTGTTTTAAAGATGCTAACTCTGTGTCTGTAAATTTAATTTCCTTGTCTGCCATAACATTTCCTCATAGTTTGTTTAACAATAATAAGTATTAATTACTTATCCAAACATTCACAATTTTTTTCGATGTGTTCTACTTTTTTATGTAATTCTTTGATTGATTCTATCAATAATGGAACTATTAACTCATACTTAACAGCTTTATATCCATCACTTCTTTCAGTTACAATTTCAGGAAGAACTTTTTCTACTTCTTGTGCTATAACACCATATGAATGTTCACCTGCATATGCTTCTTTGTTATCATTCCAATCAAACTCTACACCACGAAGTTCCGAAAGTTTCATTAACGGGTCTCCGATTTTTATTATGTTATCTTTCAATCTTTCGTCTGAAGAATAGAATGCCACAACGTCATTGTTAAAGTTAGCAAGACCTGCATCTGCCATAGATAATGTAAGTGCAGTTATGGTTGAACCACCATCTTCACCCTTAAATATCATAGATTTGTTGTTGACATTTGAATGTAAAACAGCATCACTTGAAGAGTTTGTAACAGTTAAGATTGCAGTTCCAGCTGATTTTATTATAGTATCATTACCAGCAGCGTCTAATATAATATCTGCAGCTGCATCTACTGTTAGATTGTTTGCTGATATCACTAAGTCAGTTCCATCACCCTCAATCTTCTCACTAGCACCACCGAAGACAATACCAACGTCATTTGGAATATGAACATCAGAAGTTGCAGTTAGGTTTATCTTACCACCTGAGTTTATTGTTAAATCAGTTCCATCAGATTCAATCTTCTCATTTGCATCTGTAAAGTGTAAACCAACATTAGTTGGTATCACAATATCAGTAGTTGCAGTTAAATTTAATAGATTACTTGATGCTATTGTTAAGTCTGTACCGTCTCCTTCGATTTTTTCTCCGTCATTTCCAAACGTCATACCGATGTTTGCTGGTACGTTAATATCACCACTTCCACCTACATTAATATTTAAGTCAGTTCCATCACTTTCTAAATATTCACCTGTTGAGTTTCCGCTATGGTCATTAAAGGATAGTCTATTTGCTACAAATACATTTGCAAATGAACCTGTAGAAGTGGATGAACCACTTACAAGTGCGGAATCAATCTTAATCTTATTAGCGCTAATCGTTAAGTCAGTTCCATCACCCTCAATTTTCTCTCCATCATCACCAAACGTCAAACCAATATTTGCAGGTATGTTAATGTCACCTCCAGAACCTACTGTTATACTTAAATCTGTGTCGTCTGATTCAATTTTTTCGTGAGTACCAAACATAACACCAACGTTTGCTGGAACTTTAATATCTGCAGTTCCTGTAAGATTAATGTTATTACCTGCTATCGTGAGGTCTGTTCCGTCTCCTTCAATTTTTTCACCATCATTACCGAAAGTTAATCCAACGTTAGCTGGTATGTTTATATCAGTTGTAGCTGTAAGGTTAATGTCTTGTCCTGATGCGATTGTTAAATCAGTTCCATCACTTGTTAGATACTCACCACCCTCATCAAATAAATATGAATATTGTCTTGTCAAGGTGTGGTGGAATGAACCTGTTCCTGAACCACTAACGTTTCCTATTACGTGTAATGCTTCTGCAGGATTTTTTGTGTTAATACCCACTTCGTGGAAATGTCCATGAGCAAATGAACCTGAAGATACTGATGAACCACTTGTCATACCACTAGCTATCTTTAGAATATTTGCAGAGATTGTTAAATCTGTTCCGTCTCCCTCTATCTTTTCAGCGTCATCACCAAAAGTAATACCAACGTTAGCAGGTATATTAACATCTGCAGTTGCAGTTAAATTTATGTCTGCGCCAGAGTTAATTGTTAAATCTGTGTCGTTTGATTCAATCTTTTCACTTGCGTTATCATCAAATACAATACCTTTGTTCTTAGGTATGTGAACGTCAGCGGTTGGTGATAAGTTAATCTTATTACCAGTTATGGTTAAATCTGTACCATCACCCTCTATTTTTTCAGCATCATCTCCGAATGTAAGACCTACGTCTGATGGAATGTTAATATCTGTCGTAGCAGTTAAGTTTATGTCTGCGCCAGAGTTAATAGTTAAATCTGTATCGTTTGACTCAATCTTTTCACTAGCATTAGCGTCAAAGACTAATCCAACGTTTTGTGGAATGTGAACATCACTTGTTGCTGTAAGGTTTAGTTTAGCACTTGAGGCTATAGTTAAATCAGTTCCATCTCCCTCTATCTTTTCGCCATCAT